GTTTGTTCGAGTTTTCCTTCTCTATGTCTGGGGCGGGAGGGTCGATAAAGGCCCCGGGCAGATATTTCTGCCCCCTTGCCGGCCAGGGGCAATGCCCCTGGTCTTAAACCGGCACGAATGTCGGTTCTTGTGAATTGACGCCCAGTGCATACCACTGGACTGACACATTCCGCGACCAAGCCGTAACTAAGGCCGCAGTAGCACTGGTGAAGGTGCTGGGTGTAAGCGTAACATAATCTGTTCCGCTGACGATTCCGGTAACTACAATCTCACTAACAAAAGTGTAGTTATATCCTGATGGCACGGCCGCCTCTGTAACCAGATGCGGCACGGAAAAATTGCCAACGCTTGTAGACGCTGCTGCAGTTCCCGCCAACGTAGCCGTGAGGGTCGCTAGCAGAGAATTCGCGGGTCCAAGTCTACTGGTCGTAGAAGAGGAATTGGCGTCTCCGATGAATGACACAACGTATGTGCCGTTCTTACGTAAAGTGACCTTGGAACTGTCGATGTTAACAACAGTATTCTCAAGTCCGGTATCCCCTGACGTACCACTAACGGTCGCAGGCAAAAGCGAATAACTCGTTGATGCCGTGGGATTAATGTTCACACCATCAAAAAGGATGTAACCAACCTTATTGATGCTGGTACCAACGCCAGTAGTGCCGTTTGATTTGCTTACCAGCGTCTTCCCAGGTATGTACGTAGGCAAGCCCGATCCACCGATTATCGGCTTCATGAACTCAATGTCGTAACTTACCCAAAGCTCACCCATCGTCGTGCCTGTATTACCAGGCAAACCCGTTGTCGCGAGCTGGAAACGACCGTAATCGTAAAAACGACGGTCGTTTGTATCAAGTGTTTCGTAAGAAGGGTCACGAACGTATAGAACGTCGAGACCGGAATACTTAGGATCACACTCAATGGCGTGGATCAAACTCATTGAGGGTTTTGTAGAAACAGCGAATTCACTGTTCTCCATCTCAATTTTATTGACAAACGCCCTATCTATGGAATTATAATTGGTGGCCATAATAACGGTCCCCAATGCACCTCCTGCCGTGATATCACTACTCATGGTTTTATAAGCAAACACCATGCCGTGTATCTTATACTGACTATACTGACGGGCCATAGTGGCCAGCCAAGGAAACAGCACAGCATTAGCTGGATTGATAAGAAACGACTCTAAACTAAAAGTACCAGGAGAATTCGGCACTACCAAATCCTTAACAAACTCCCTATGGGTAACCCTAATACTATGGTCGTTCTTAACAAACTGAGGGATCATGTCTACGGAAGTAGACATTTTCCCAAGCGAATTGGAGCGGACAGAATAATTTCCATATCCTGTGACCGCAGCCAATCCGGCACCCAGGCCTCTACCGGCCAGGGCGCCAAGAGGGCCATACTTGGCCCCCATCTGGGCTACCTTCTTAGCGAAAGTGCCCTTGGGTATAGAGCTCAAAGCCTTATCAAGCTTCTGTGCCATACCCCTAAGATTAAAAGTCTGGTAATCTCCCTTACCTTTAATCTTCTTTCCCCCCATTCTTTTGGCCTGGGGGCGGGCCTTCTTGTTCTTAGTCATGCCCGGAAGGGGACGGACTAAAACTCAGCCGTTCTGGCCACTTAGCATTTCTGCCCGTACCTTGAGATAATCAAGGAACTCATTGACCATCTCACGGTTGGGATGATCAATGATTTCGTCTTTCCAATTAATATCGGACTCGACAGTTTTCCGCGAAAATGCAGTCTCGAAAAACATACGCTCGTATGAAGACAAATAAGTATACCAGCCCTCTTCAGGCTTTTCACATCTCTTAAATCCATGTGAACAAAATTCAAACTCATCTACACTAAACTGCGTTACGTCGCGTACTGGCATTCCTATTGCCAAATACGCCTCCTTCAACTCCTCCATCGTCAAGACTGTGTATTCTAAACAATCGTCTCCCGCGGCAGAAGGCAGTGAACCTACTGCGTATGCACAAAGCACACGGAGATTTCCATTTGAAGAAGTGGTTAAGAAACCACCACTCCTTTGAACTTTATTGTCTAGAAAAACAACTATCTTCCCGTTGTCTAAAATGTACAAGTTTGTACACAATGACCTACTCCACCACGCGTAGGCGGCGTCGTATCCTTTCGGATTCTGCTCATAATTCCGCACGGTTGCCCGCATGGAATGACCAGTAGCACAAGCTCCTTTACCAGGGAAATTCTTGTCCCAACCGCTAACATCGCTGCCAACCGGGCCCTTAACGGGCTGTCCTGTTGCCTCAGCATACATAGCGGCTCTTTCATCCATTCGCGCGCCAAATAGATTGGCATGCTCCTTGGAGAAACCAATACCTTTGCAGGTATCAGCTCGAGGGTACGCTTCCTTTTCAGCATCTGTATAATCCTGGTAGAAAAATCTTGTTACTAATTGATCTACCAGAGACGTACTACAAATAATTCTAGGAAGCTCCTTGGTCTTTTTCTGAGCCTGATTCTTGGGAAATACACGATCTGGATCGCGCAACTCATAAATCAGCCAAAGACGGGGGTCTTTTACGCACTCTTCAAATGTTTCCTCTGAAGTATTTACGATTTTCCAGACTCGCTCGCGCACTCTATGCTTGAGCTGTTCTGGATAGTTGTCGATAATGTCGGAGTTTTGACTTCCGAGCATTTTGTAGGGGTACCCTGGGCCCGAGTCTCTTGCGACGCTCCCGAGGATTTCTGGCCACCTCCTTTCGAAAGATGCTTCGAAAGCGCTTCGAATTGCTTCGGCGTCATCAAAGCCATCATCTGTTTGAGGTCTGGCCGTTCTGTCAAAAGTCCACTCAATCCTCGCGCTGACAGATCCTCTTCCCACTGCTTCTCCCGCTTTGCGGTAAGTTTCGTCGGATAAACTGATTCCTTTGTGGGAATGGTTTTCTTGGAGGGACCGCTCGGTTGCGTCTGTGCTTGTGTCGGGGTAGTGGAACTTTCCTGCAATACCTGAGTATCTTCTTTCAAATTCTTCCCTAACTTTGGCGTTTCCTGTTTTAGGCTTTCGGGGCCTGTCGCAGTTTGCTCCTGTTCCAACTTCCCAGTATTCTGAGAGGTCGTTTGAGTAAGTGCCGCGTACGGGTTCGTGGAACGTGTAATCGGCATAGAGTGAAAATATGTCGGTTGTGGGTACATCCCCATATATGGATGGGCGCCGTAATAATGGGCACCCGGAATCCCCTGCATGGGGTGAACCGGTCCACCGCGGCCTCTCCCAAATTGGGTGGGGTGCGGATAACTCTCCATAGGCGGGGGAGGGATCGGGCAAGCTGCTCCTGTGTAAGTCGCTGTTTGCCTGCTCTTCACTTGCGTGAAGCCTTCCTCCTTTTCCACCGTGTCCGTCGTAGTGAATTTCACCATCGGGGCATCGTCTTTCAGGCATTCGTGTTCCTGCAAGACTGGTAATATCGTCTGATCCACCACCAATGGGGGCTCGTCCGTCGCCTGCCGCGGCTCCTCGGCTATTTGGGGCGGCTGATGAAAATCCTTCTCCATCACCGCATCCCTGAGCATGTGAGCCGCACTAGTTTGCAACAATGCACACAAGTCATCATTTTCTTCGATTTGCTCTTGCATCGTTGCACCAGCGGCCGTGACCGCTTCACGCAAGACTACCAACAAATCGCCGAAGTCCCTCATGTGTTTATCTACTTCGTCCTGCAAAATCTGTCGGTCCTCTTTCGTCGCCTTTCCAAGTTTCATAAATTTGAGAAAAGAACTCTGGTACAAATTTCCTTTGTTTACCAAATCGACACGAGCCTTCGCTATCAAACGTTCGTGTTCTAAACGAAGCCTCTCTGCGGTTGCCGCTTTACGCGCCATGGCCGCCTCTTCGGCCAAAGCCAATTCGGCCTTACGCCTGGCTTTGTCCTCATCTGACTTGCGTTTTATCTCAAGCCTACTCGCGGCCTCAACCGCAGCCTTCATTGCTATGTCGTGCTTCGTGGTGATGTCATCTTGGTCGTCTGTCGATATCTCTACCTTGTCGGTGGGAGTCTGAAAACCCGTAACGACCGTGCTATGAAAGGTGTCGTTCGAGTCCTGAGCGTTGAATTTCCTAATCACAGCACAAATCGTGTTGTAATCATTGAAAGTAACCGCGTCTTTAGCTCCTCCGATAACACCCTCAGCATATCTGTTAAAGAATGCGTGGGCCAAGGTTTTCGAGCGTCCCCATTCAGAGTCGCCACATAGATCCGAAACTATTTCCATACGAGCCTTATGACAGGTTTCGTATTCATCGAGTTCCTCTTTTGACCTACTATACAACTTCTTAAATCTGGTATAATCATCAATTTCGTTATTTTCCTGACGCTGTAATCCTTGCTCAATTATATCTTTGTAAACCAACATACGGATCAAATCTACGGCCCTGACACCGCGGATCATTGACTCTTGGCCATTAGAAGCATCGTTTACGTATCGCATTCTATCGGCGCGTTTACCTCTGGCGTCAGAATCGTTTCTGCTCCCAGCGTCGCCGTATTTACGGTTGAAACCTTTGCCCTGAGAACCGCTAAGGCCCTCTTGAACATTACTTCCTTTGATCTCAATTTGTTCACCCAGAACCTCACCATCATCGTTGATGACTCGTTTAGTTCCGTAGTAAACACCGCGATTATTTTCAGGATCATGTTCATGATCCATATAATCACGGTCAGCGAAATAATCGTATATAGCCTCAGCCACTACGAAATAATTCACACTGTCGCGTGCTCCAAGATGGGTACCCGCGAAATACGGTATTCCTTCTTTCTTTATGAACACACCACCTCCACTGAAGCCAGGTAAGGTAGATGCCATATGAGCGCCGTGGGCCCAGTTGTTGGTGACACGATCAACTACTTTTCCTGTAGACCATGCCATCTTTCCATCTTTGAGTCCATTGACCCAAACATTAGAACAAGGACCAGTAGAAGTTATAAAATTTCTACCATTCCTGGAACAGCTCTCAATCGGCTGTAACTGGGGATACTGCCCAGCATCGACTCTGCCACTCGCTAAAGCAGCCATTTGCCCGGTAATTATATAACTAGCAACGTCGGTGTCGTCTCCATGAGCATACTTGCACATGAGTACTGGTTCGGGCAATGCACAGAACCTCTGCACGGTCTTTCCCGCTTCAACTGTGTTCGCAGCTGAAAAATGCGAGCTTTTGTCACCCGTGTGGGCTGCCGTCTGTAAGAAGTTCATATAGATTCCGTCTCTGCACTTATATTTTACGTAAGTGCCAGGTCCAACAGGGATCATCTTCTTTTCGTTCGTTTCATAGTCGACCCTCTCGTAGTACAACATTACTTGCGAACGAAGCATTTTATCATCCATCTTCAGATGGTAATAGATTTCACTATCTGGTATTGATGCCTCTTGAGAATAACTCTTCTCAGCTATTCCCGCTTTCTTGATCACCGGAGTCTGCCACTCACTCGCTGTTTCAGGCAAGTTGCGTACGATCTTTCCGTACATCAATTGCTGATATTCAATAAAGAACAACGTGTAATACAACTCCATCTTTAACCAAGTATATCCATACCATAAACCATACCAAAGACCGTAAATTGATTTACGTATCATGTACAACAATTTACATGTCCATCCAATGACAAGAAAAGCAGCCATGATCATTAGCGTCATTATCGCTACATTACCAATTGTCTTTATCATCTGAATATGAACGTCCTCATCACTGTAGCTAATGGAATACATCGCATCCATCACCCTAGCCAGAATCGCAACTACTGCTTTCTTTACACAGTAGCACACACAGTCGAAACAAATTGGTCCGATCGCGTAAATGCATCCAGCTATCTTACACGCCATGACTTTGAGCAAAGCAAACCATATCTTTGACAATACGTTTACCATAGCCCAAAAAGGCGGAAAAACATCAGTGAAGCCAAGAATATACATTTTATTCATGGCAGTATCTAAATCCCACGACAGACTCTGGTAAGTGTAGTAATAGGATTCGGCAGGTCTGGTAGGAGGAGGCTCGCGCTTAGTATAAAACTTCTCATGTTTAATACTATTGTTTTTACCTCCCTCGTATGGTCCGACCCTGGCTTGGATAGTCTCCTCCAATCCATCAACTACCACATCCAAGAGAGCATCATGCTCAATCTCGTCTGGGCCTTCGTTGATGAAATATGCTTCAGGCCAATCATAAGCCCATTTGTTTATCTGGGCCAGCATCACAGCTGATTGGTTGCCTGGTTGGTAGCAATCAGTATCCATTTGACCTCCGTGTTCGTTCGAGGGAAAATGGATGGAGCCGCTCGTAAAAGAGACTCCCATGGTTGCTACCAACATGCTAAGCGATAAAATCGAGCGCGTAAGCGCCGTCATAAGCTTAGTATATTTCGCACTTCTTTTTCCAGATTTGTTGCGCTCGCCTGTATAAACCCTATAGGCAGAGCTCTTCAACGGAACCTGGACAATCTGAATGTCGTCGTCGATCATTACTTCGATAGCTCCGTAGCCATCTAATAGGATGATACCGTCGATATCCGGATCGGGAGGGGGGGGGGTATTGACCAAAAATTCGATACCCCCCGTGTCCTCTGGGGGAGGACCTTCCGCGAGAATGGGGTCGAAAAACACTTCCTGAGGTAGGTAGTATTCGTCAGCCATTTCAGGCGGGTAGGTGTGGTCAACGGTATCGTCGCCCATCGCATAGATAGGCTGGTCGTGATATTCATCCGCCGGTTCCACACCGGTGTTGTTGGCGTTTTCTGTCGTAATGACCAGTGGGTTACCCTCCCAATCGAGTTCATCTGCAGACTCACCCATAAGGGTCCCGCTCGCGGCTGGTGTGGCCGGAGAGTCTACAAACTTCTCGGTTTGTGCGTCTAGGGTTACTGTCTCGTACTTCAACGCGAAAGCACGAGCGGTTTCGGCAAACTCGCCGCGGTTCCAAGATTGGAGCCGCGCGGCGAGGGCCTTGTCCTGCTCCGGTGAGCGAGGACTGGGTGTGCAC